GATGATAAATAGTCATACTGATAAACCAGTACATTTAGTTTATGGTGGGGTGGATGTTGATGATCGTGAAGAAATTAGGAGACTAGTTGAACATGAAAACAACAGTATTATTGTCGCTAGCTACGGCACTTTCAGCACTGGTATTAATATCAAGCGGTTGCACAACTTGGTCTTCGCTAGTCCATCGAAATCTAGAGTGCGTAACCTCCAGTCTATCGGGAGGGTACTTCGACAATCTAAGGAGAAACTAGAAGCAACACTATATGATGTTGCTGACGATATTACTAGAGATAATGGAAAGAACTATACTCTCCTTCATCTCTTTGAGAGATTAAAAATTTACAAAGAAGAAAATTTTAAATATGAAATTGTAGAAATCAAACTAAAGGATTATGACAATTAACTACGTAAAGCATGATGAAGAATTCCACGGAGTTTTTAAACTGGTTAGTGGAGAAGAAGTATTGGCTAAAGCAGTAATGGCTACGGAAGATAATTGTGAGGAGTCAATAGCATTTTTACAAGACCCAGTTTGTATACAACCTATCAATCAAGATCTAGGTAAGGGTAAAATTATGAGGGGATTAGGATTTCATCGATGGATGATGTTATCTGATGAAGAATTTTTTATTATACGTGAGAAGGATATTTTAAGTGTTGCTTCTATGAGTAAGAATATTATAGGTATGTATGAAAAATTTTTAGTAGATGAACATGCTGATAGGATTAAAGATGAAGAACCTCAAGAAGTAAAAGATAAACGAAACGCACGACGACGGACAAAAATAGATAACACACAAGGATTCATTGGAAAAATAAATCAGGCTAGACAGGTATTTGAGAAATTATATAAAAGCTAATACTGTTCCCCTGAACCCTTAACATGGTTATCCTACTCACGATTGACAATCTTGTCAAGCCTTAGTATAATATACTCAATACAGGATACGCATATGAGGAGAGTCGCAAAAAAGAAAGAACATTATGTTAATAATGCTGAGTTCCTTGCTGCTATCGTAAAGTACAAGGACAAAGTTGTTATTGCTCAAGAGAAAGGTCTTCCTAAACCTCGTGTCAGTAATTACATTGGAGGATGCTTCTTAAAAATAGCACAGCATCTATCATATAGACCAAACTTTATCAACTACATGTATAAGGATGATATGGTTTGTGATGGAATAGAGAATTGTATACAGTACATAGATAATTTTGATCCAGCGAAAAGTAAAAATCCATTTGCATATTTTACACAGATAGTGTACTATGCGTTTCTACGTCGTATTGCTAAAGAGAAACGTCAGATGGATATCAAAGATAAAATTTTAGAGAAGTCTGGATATGACCATGTATTCTCAGTTGATGGTGAGGCTAGTGCTGACTATGCACAGATAAAGAATCGTGTAGAGATGAACACTAAGAGATGAAAATCTTACTCATAACAGACCAACACTTTGGTGTTCGTAATGATAATCTTCATTTTGTTGAGCACTATAGGAAGTTCTATAGTAAAATTGTAATACCTTTTCTTAAAGCATCAGGTATTAAAGAGATTATAAATTTAGGAGATACGTTTGATAAACGTAGATCTATTAATTACATGTCTCTGGAAGCAGCGAAGGAGATGTGGTTTGATCCTGTTAAAGAATTGGGATGTAAGATGACTGCCTTGATTGGTAATCACGACATATATTATAAGAACACATTAAGGATTAACTCTCCAGAAGAGTTATTAGGAGGATACGATATAGATGTTATTGATGAACCTACCACCCGTAGTTATGACGGTACTGATATATTATTCCTTCCTTGGATATGTGATGAGAACTACGACAGAACCTTACGAAGCATCACAGAAAGTACTGCACCTGTCTGTATGGGCCATCTTGAGCTTAACGGCTTTGAAGCTCATCCAGGTCATGTGATGGACAAGGGTATTGATATGAATATCTTTAAGAAATTTACTAAGGTATTTTCTGGTCACTACCATACTAAATCTAATAAGAATAATTGTTATTATCTTGGTAACCCCTATCAACTATACTGGAATGACTACGGACAAAAAAGAGGGTTCCATGTCTTTGATACGGAAACTCTACGAACTACTTTTTATAGAAATCCCTTTGACACTTTTCATAAGTTGTATTATAATAATGGAGTTGTACTACCGAATGAGGAAGAAGTCAAAGGAACCTTCGTCAAACTCATAGTAGAAGACAAAGGTGACTATACTAAATTTGATTATTTTGTCAGACAGCTTCAAGACATTGGACTTGCTGACCTTAAGATTGTAGAAGATCTTAGTGTTGATATAGAAGGTGGTGATGTAGTCGTAGAGACCGAAGACACCATTACTCTATTAGATAACTACATAGATGATATAGATCTTAAGGTTGATAAAAGTAATGTTAAAAACATTATGAGGTCTTTATACATGGAAGCATCTGAACTCTAATGTTTATTTTAACTGAAAAAGATACTGGTGGTGTATATGCTCTTCCAAATAATGAGAACGTTAAAACTGTTCACATGTTTGAAGAAGAGGATGATGCTAAAAGGTATTTGTATCAGTTGAATGAACAAGACTATAAGAAGAAATTAGAATTAATGGAAATAGACGTTGAGGCTGTTGCTATTAATTGTGATAAATTCGGGTATGCTTATGCCATTGTCACTAGAGAAGATTTAATTCTACCTCCGATTATTGAACCCACTAAAGAATGATTACCTTTGAGAGCATCAAGTGGAAGAACTTTCTTTCTACTGGTGACCAATGGACTGAGATCCAATTGAATGAATCTGCTTCTACACTTATTGTAGGTACTAATGGTGCAGGGAAATCTACTATGTTAGATGCTCTGTGCTTTGCTTTATTCAATAAACCTTTCCGTAAGATTACTAGAGGACAACTTGTTAATAGTATTAACGAAAAAGGATTAAAGGTTGAAGTATGTTTCTCTATAGGAAAGGATGAGTACAGAGTTTTTCGAGGGGTTAAACCTAACCTTTTTGAAATATATAAAAATAACAAATTCGTTGATCAAGATGCAGCAACACGTGACACACAAAAGTACCTCGAACAGACAGTCCTCAAACTTAACTTCAAGAGTTTCACACAGGTTGTCATACTTGGTTCATCCACATTTATCCCATTCATGCAACTCGGAGCAAGTGTCAGGAGAGAAGTTATCGAAGATCTATTGGATATCAAGGTCTTCTCAAACATGAATACTCTTCTTAAAGAGAGAATTCGTGGTACAAATTTAAAAAATAAAGACACTATTTATTTAAAAAACATTGCAGAAGAGAGGGTTTTATCACAGCAAAAGTTAATTAATTCTTTAAAAGATCTAAAGGATGTTAGAAACAAAGAGAAGAGAGACAAATATAAGAAAAATGTAACTAAAGTGAAAGAAAAAGAAAAGCAAAAACAAGATAAGATAACCGAAAAGACCAAGTTGGAAAAGGAATGTAGTGGAATAGAAACATTTAGGGATGCATTACAAGCCTTACGAGACAAGCAAACACAAACAAAAACAGAATTAAAAAGATTAACTAAAGAAATTAAGTTTCTTGAGACTCATGATGAGTGTCCTACATGTACTCAAGTAATATCTGATACGTTTAAAGAAACTCGAATGGGTTCTTTGACTAGTACTGGAGTATCATTGACTAATGATGCAAGTAAATATGAAGAAAGTATTAAGGATACACTAGATATTATTGAGGAACTCGAAAGAATTTGTTCAGAATTGTATGAAATGCGTAGTGAGATATCATCTTTAGATCGTGATATCGTTAGATTAGAAAAAGAAAATTTAGATATTGATAAAGAACTCAACCAACAGAAGAGTCCTAAGATTGATGAAGAGAAAAAGATACTAGAAAATCTTACAAGTGAATTACATAAAGTTCAGGATGAGTGTAGTGGTATAAGTAAGTTGATAGATGAGTATCAAGTTGTATCATCTTTATTAAAGGACTCTGGTATTAAGAAGCAAGTTATTAAGAAATACATTCCTGTATTTAATAACCTTATTAATAAGTATCTTCATACGATGGATTTCTTTGTTAACTTTACATTGGATGAAGAGTTTAATGAAGTTATCAAGAGTAGATTTAGAGATGAGTTTAGTTACTCTTCTTTCTCTGAAGGTGAAAAGCAGAAGATAGATCTAGCACTTCTCTTTACATGGAGAGAAGTAGCAAGGATGAAGAATTCTGCTGCTACTAATCTTCTTATACTTGATGAAGTATTTGATAGTTCTCTTGATGCATCTGCTACAGGTGAATTACTTTCTATACTTTTAAAGTTAGGTGGAGGTACTAATCTATTTGTTATTTCACATAAAGGTGATTTACTTATTGATAAGTTTAAGCGTTGTCTTAGGTTTGAAAAGATAAATGATTTTTCTAAATTAATTGAGGAGGAATAATGAGATTCAAAGCAACAGTATATGTAAAGTTGAGAGGGTCTGTATCAGATGCTGCTGGTAATGCAGTGATGAATAACACCAAAAGAGTTGCCCCTCAACTTGAACCTCATTTGTTGAGGATTGGTAAGTGTATTGATTTCTGGTTTGATGCACCAGATTATAAAACAGCAAAGGATGAATTATTTCTTTTATCTGATAGACTATTATCAAACACTGTAATAGAAGATTGGAGTTATGACCTAAATGAAACCGAAGAGACTGGCATTGGAAATATATCAAATGATAATGCTGGCACATCAAAACACCATTTATTTGAATGATTAAACTATGGAGGATTTGGAAGTATGCATTGGGTAGCTTCTCTGATGAAAAAACTGAACCCTACGACAGCTACGTTGTTCTGGTACGTTCTGTTATTTTCATATCTTATCTCGTCACTAACTGTTTTATTATTGCAGGGGTTATAAGACACTGGGGTGACAGTCAAGAAACTGTCACCTTGTCACCTGACACTCTTGCTGTAAGTGCTATGATAGGTACATCTGAGAGGGACTATGACAATCAACGCTGAAGTAAAAGGAACACTTGCTAAACTACTAGCAACAGAAGATTTGACTGTAGAGCATCGTCAGGTACAGACTGCTTCATTTGATGTTAACAATCGTGTATTGACCCTACCTATCTGGAAGGACGCTTCAGAGACCGTATACGACCTTCTGGTGGGACATGAAGTAGGACATGCTCTATACACCCCTAACATTCCAATCGATGCTCCTAAAGGATTTGTGAATGTTATAGAGGATGCTCGCATAGAACGTCAGATGAAGCAAACATATCCTGGTCTTAGGAAGTCGTTCTTTGAAGGGTATAGAGAACTATGGCATAAGGATTTCTTTGGTGTTGCAGATGAGGAGATATCAGAACTAGCATTTATTGACCGCATTAACTTATTCTTTAAAGGTAATAGTTCAATAGAATTTAATGATGAGGAGCAAGTCTGGGTTAATCGTGTAGCATCAACTAAAACATTTGATGATGTCTTAGAACTTTCTAGAGAATTATATGAGTGGGCAAAGGGTAAGCAAGAAGATAAAGCAGTACAAATACCTGACCAGTTAAATATTGATTGGGACAATCCTACTTCTGGTAATGAGTTAGAGCAAGAGGTTGATACTGACAATAAAGAAGATGGTGAAGGCGAAGGTGAATCAGAAAGACCTAACAATCAAAAGTCAATTGAAGAGAGAATGGATGAGTTAGAGGATGCAATGTATGAGGATGATATTATTGGTGGTACTGATGGTAGTGCTGATGAGACTGAGAGTGTTACAGACAGAGCATTGCAAGAGTCACTAGAAACTTTAG